ACCGCCGAACGTTGCGTTAAGCATGGCGCGCTGATCGAGCGACAGGTGACTGGCGATCACTTCGAGGATGAATGACGCCTGCGCTTTCTTCTCGTGCGTAGAGAGGATTAGGCGGCCGCCTTCCTTGCCGGTGTACTCTTTGATCTCGCCGATCTTGACGCCTAGGAGGGCTCTCCACGAGTAGGCGAAGAGTAGCGCCGCCTCCACGCTTCGGAACATTGGTAATCCTTGCATCGCTTCGTCATCACATGCAGCTTTGCGCAGAGTAATACCGTGCTGCCGAAACTGATCTTCCCGATTTCCCACACACAGCCGCGACATGTCCTGGCCTCTTTTTCGATTAGTATCGTTAGCGGATCACGCGAATAATCGCCGCGTCTCAGGTCAGGCACTCGCCCACCTTCAGGTTTAGAAATTCGCCGTGCATCTTGGTTGCTGCTGCAACATATGCCGCATGAGCTAACTCTGGCGAGCAGTAGTCACCCAAGAACTTGGGCTGTCCGTTGTTCCTTATAGACGCCCTCCATTTTCCTGTTCTCTTGACGAAGCAGACGCCTTTAAACCCAGAGGTGTTTCGCCGCTTCGCCCCGACGTTTTGCAGGTTCTGCTGTCGCGTCGCGATTCTCAGGTTGCCGCGTTGGTTGTTCGCTTTGTTGCCGTCGCGGTGGTCTCCCTGTCTCGCGTCGCCGTACTGGAGCCCAAGAATTACCCTGTGCATCATCAGTAGCGTCCGCTTTCCAGAATGCACCGGATGCGGCGCCGCTCTGCATGCGTATCCGTCTTTGTCGGCGTACCACTTGTGACTGTTGAGTTCTTCGAAATCCTCGTCGTCAACTAAGGCAACTAAGCCGCGCGTCAGTGGGATCTCTCTCACGCATCCTCCTTTCGCTCGATCTTCGGCGGCACCCATGCGCGCGCCATTGCATTGACGAATAGCCAGAAGGCGAGGGCGGGGCTCATGCTGCGCGCTCCGTCAGGCCGCGCCATTCGCATTTATAGTGATGCGAGTAGATCAATGCGTTCCTCGCGCCGGTAGTGAAACACTCGCCATTCCACCATGCCATGTACGGCCAGTCATACCCATGTCGGCGCTCGTACCATCCAACGTGAACAGGTTCCACGTTGTGCGGGAACCACTCGGTTCTCGTCATGCCGCACTCCGCAGCGCAGGTTGATCGAGCAGCCGCGCACGGCAGGCTGCTTGCATTGCTGCGAGCGCTTCGGCCGCACCGAACGTTGCTACCGGCTCAGCGCCAGCAATGCGCCATGTGGCCTTGAGGCGCGAGCGGCCGCCACCGTTGCGCGTCACTTGATCGTCGTTCCAGAGTCGGCCTAGCAGCACGCAGACGACGTTCACATGCGATCCGATGTGCTCGGCGATCTCTGCGGGCTTGGCGCCGGCAGGATTTGCGGTGAGGTAGGAGAGGATGGCGGAGGCACTCATGCTTGCTCCTTTGCGCGCTGCTCGCGCCATTCCTTCGCGCGTGCTACGCCGACCCGATACATGCACATCATGTTGTGGAATAGGGGGACATCGAGCACACTGCCGTAAATCTCTCCCTTGCCGCTCATGACGCCCTGCTTGACCTTGCATCGCTTGCGCGCGAACTCGTCGTAGGCGTACTCGCTGCCCCACCGCTCCTGCGCTGCCTTGCTCAATTCGTCCCACTGGACGTAGAGCGCGCGGCTCACTTCCTCTGTATCGGGCATGTCGCAAACGCGAAGCCATGCAGGATTCTTTCGGCAGAACTCGGCGGCATGAGAGGATGCTTGCTCGACGCTGAAATACTCGCCAGTGTTCTCGCGAGCGCTCATTCCGCCCCCTTCGCCGCCTGCTCCGGCGTCAGGTGATTGGCGGCGAAGTCGGTGGGAGATTCGGCCGATGCGCTGGCGATTCCCGCAGCAGCGTGACGGGCGTCGCGATGCCCTTGCGCGTAGGCGATGCGCTCGTTGATGCCGAATTCCTTCGGCGCCACGCATCGCAGGTTCATGATTTGGCGATGGAGGTCGCTCATGCCGGCTCCTTGTCGCCAGCGCACCAAACACGAACGCCGCCCGGAACTAAGCGAACGATGAACTGCTTACGGTGGCGCAAGCCGAACGAGTGAGCCGCGCGACGGATCACCGCAATGCGCTCTTCCGCACCTTCCACGATGAAAGATTCGCCGTTCGACATCTTGGCGAAAGGGTAGGACGACTGCCGACCGCGCTTGCGGCCCTCGGGAATCGGAATGTCTTTTTCGATCTTGAACACTGTATGGCTCCTCGTTTGGCCGATTATTCCGTGACGGCTTTATGGGTTAAGATGCCACTTCGGCACACATTTACATCGCCGTTTTGGCTTTTCTGCAACGAATGGCCAAATTTTTTGGCCCCAAACGCAGAAAGAAAGAAACATATCTAATGCGGTACGCGATGCTTAAATAGTATCGTATGTCGGCAAAAAAAGCACGCGATTTTTCAGTCGAATCCCCTATTTTTTGGCCTCGATTCGCCTCTCGATCCGAACGACTGGCCGTGCGCCAAGTCCTCAAATCGCGTCTGTTCGCCGATGAACGCAGTGCCGACGATTCCGGTTTCACCTTGACGCTGCTTCGCGCAGATGACTTCGCAGACGCCACGATCCATCGTGTCGGGGTTGTATTGCTCGTCGCGGTACAGGAACAGAACCGTGTCTGCGTCGGCTTCGATGTCGCCGGAGTCCTTCAGATCCGACAGCATCGGGCGCTTGTTCGGGCGCTGCTCGACGTTGCGCGAGAGCTGCGACAAAAGCACGACAGGGATGCTGAGCTCTTTCGCGAGGTTCTTCAGCCCCTTGGTGATCGCGCCGATTTGTAGGTCACGCCGCTCCTCGTCTGCGGTGGCCATCAATCCCAAATAGTCGACAACAAGCATGGATAAGCCATATTTGCGTTTCGCAGTTCGCGCCTTGTTACGCACTTCGAGCAGGGTCAGGCTCGGTTGGTCGTCGAGATACAGTTCGAGATTGGCAATGCGTTGTGTCGCCACAGTCACGCGCGACCATTCGTCGTTGCTCATGGCGGCCGGGTTGCGCAGTGTCGCCATAGAGATCCGGCCCTGCGACGACACAAGTCGCTGATTGAGCTGGAGGTTCGTCATCTCCATAGACAGAAATAGAACCGGCTTAGTCTCAGCAACGTTCGCCGAAACCGTCAGCGAAAACGCGGTTTTCCCCATCGAGGGGCGGGCGGCAACGACGACCAGATCGCCCGCATAGAAGCCGCCGCCGAGCTTGCGATCGAGATCCGTCAGGCCGGTGGAGACGGGCTTAATCAAGCCTTCCGCCTGCTTCTCCATGTGCGTTATGTAGTCGACCAATGCTTGCGCAGCCTTGACCGGCTCCGACTTCACGACAGACTCGCCAAGCTTCTCCAGCTTCGACGACGCGCGATCGATCAGCACTGCAGCGCTATCCGGCGTGGTGCCGACCGAATCCTGAATCTCGTGCGACAGGGCCAGCAATCCGCGCTTCTGAGCACGGTCCCGCACGATGTCGGCATAGCGCGTGATGTTCGATGCGCTCGGCGTGCTGTGCGCCAGGTCGTTGAGATACGGCAGCCCGCCGACGTCTTGCGCGCGGCCTTTCGCTTGCAGGCGCTCGAACACGGTCATGACGTCCGCGCCAGTGCCGGCAGAGATCAGCGAGACGATCTCGACGAAGATGGCGCGATGGTCACCGCGGAAGAAGTGCTCAGCGCGCAGATCGCCGATGCGGTCGATGGCGTCGTTGTCGAGCAGAAGGGCGCCGAGAACGGATTGTTCCGCTTCTACGGCTTGCGGGACGGACCGCTGAAGGTCGTTGGCGCTCATTTTTGCTCCTTGGCGATGACCGCGTTGTGCGCATCGACGATCGCCCTGACGGCATCGCTCATGCTCTCGTCGCCGCCGATATACGCGACGACATCACGCCCCTGTAGGATCGACCAGCCGCGCTCGGGGTCAGAGCCGTACCAGCGTTCGCGCCATTCCTGAGCCGTGTGTGCAATGAAATGATCGTGACCGCCGTTCTCCGGTTGGCACGCGCATGCTCGGCGCGGAGTATTGGCGCAACTCACGCCAGCGCTGAGCAGCGCAGGTGAACAATGAACCCACTGGCCCGCCGCCTCTTGCTTGTCGCTCGCGGAGGATGCGAGAAGAGCGCGGCGATTCCATGCGGCGATCGCTTCAGCTTCCTTGTCCGCAGCGAAGCAAAGGAACAAGCCGGTGTTGTCGCACCCGGTTTCCTTGCCGCACGAGATGCCGACGATCTCGCCGGCACGCTTGAGAGTAGGCTTCGCGCCGCAGAACGGGCACGGCTTCAGATCGTCTTTCATGCTACCTCCCGGTGATATTTGTTTTCGATGCACTTCGTGAAACTCTTCGGCGCAAATAGAAAATCAATGTCTGCAATGAACTGGGGCTTACCCGGCTGCGGTTTTGCCTTGCCCGTCAGGAAGTCAGACTCAGCACAGATAGCGAAGAACCGCCTCCAAGCCGCCAGACCTTCGGACACCGTGCTGTAGCCAAAAGGCTTGCATTCCAGACGGGCTGCTTCTTTCCAGCGAGCGGATATTGACTTACGACGATCGTCATTCAGAACCTTCACGCGCGGGTTGTTCGGCAACTCGTCGTGATATGCCTGCACGATTTGAGCGATAGGGCAGACAAGAGGCGAAGCTGACTGGACGGGAGCAGCGCGCGTAGCGCGATCCTCAGTCGTTACTTGTCTTTTCAGTTCTTTCTTAGAATCAGTTATTACTTGTGTCGGATTAGGCGGCGACGGATCAACCGTCGACGGCTCATCCGGAGACGGTGCGACCGTCGACGGTTTATCCTGCGATGGCTTCGATTCTTCGGAAACGATGTAGTCGTACCCTGCGAAACTGCCGTCAGGATTGTGTTTCGGCTTGTCGCTGCGGGTGATGTACCCGGCCTGCATCAGCTCTGCGAGAATCGCCTTAACGCCATCGCGCTTCGTGTGGCCGCCAGCGCCGCGCAGGCTTCCTTCGGTTTCGTTGACGAGCGCAGCAACCGACACTTCCCAGTGATCGGGCTTACTCAGGAGAAAAATCAGCAGTCCACGAGCGGACCACGATAAGTGCTTGTCGCCGCTGATGGTGTTGCTGACGCGGTAGTAACCAGATTCGGGGCGCGCCCCTCGGATAATGCTCATTGTTTTCCTCGTATGGCCTTCTTCAGCGATTCGCAGAGCTGGTGAACCTGAGCCCGCTTCGCCTCCTTGGTTTTGAGCTTCTTGACGTTCTTCGCCATCGCCATCTGGCGAGCTTTCGTTTCGCGATCGGCGGTCACGGTTTCTCCCCAGTTGAAACGATGCCGAAATAGTAGCGTATGCCGTAAAAGATGTCTATCTCGCCGTGCGTTAACTGGGCTAAGTGCAAGAAAACACTAGAAATATGCTTCTTTTGCGGTTGCTTTTCGCTGCAAAAAGCCGGAACATACACAAAACGATGCCTAGTCGCAGGGGCGACGCACGCGGCTAGAAGAAAGATCGCGTGACGCAGCACACGTCAAAGACAAAACCTTTCGAAGATTGAGGATCTAAAGAATGAGCATTGAGACCGTTGACCAGGTACGGCGGAGAAACCTGAAGTTCCTGCTCGAGCAGTTCAAGGATGAGGTTCGATCGCAGTATCCCGAGCATCCAGAGCGCGGGATGATGAAGATGTTCGCTGAACGCCTTGGGATAAGCGTCATCAACTTTCGCCAGATCATGAGCGGTCACAAGTTGGCCGGCCCGAACCTGCGCGACAGGGTAGAAGAGGCACTCAAGCTACCGAGCGGATGGCTTGATACCGATCATTCAGCCGAGTTCATGGCAAAGGATGACGCCGCCAAGAAATTCAACGAAACGGTGATGGCGCTGTACGCCCAGTATCCGGAAGCGTCGCGCGATACGCTGCTGGAAGTCATGACGGCACTTATTACCGGGAAGCCGCTAGAGAGCTTGGTGCATAGCGAGCCGAAGAAGCGACCGGCCGTTCATAAATGACTGATTTGATTCGGTTGACAGGAAGTAGACAAAACATGTCCCTTTTAGTGTGAACAAAGTAAATATTCCCGCGCAAACGACTTTTATGCAACAAAGTTAAACATAAAAAACTTGCTTCGCCATATGATAGGGATTATTGTATTGGAACTGTTTCACCACAAACGATCCCGCAATAGATAGCGAAGGCAGGTAACCAATGATTGTCCAAGAACAAGTGATGTCGATCGCATCGTCGAACCAGCCTGCCGCTACGGAGGGGGGCTTATCGACATCGTTTTCGGCTGTCGAGCTAGTCAATGCGGTGACGAGTGCGATCCCGGCAGATCGTCATGCGGAGGTGCTGGCGATTCTGTTGGATCGCTGCGCGCGAAACGATGCCAAAAAAGTTGCAGAAAGTGCTTGACGCATCCGTTACGGTTTTGTATGATTTAGCCATCATGTCGTTTTTGCGTCAAGTCCTCGTGTTGTAGGTCTTTCCTCGGTTCGCAAGGGCCGTTAGCCGCTCGCTTTCGAGATTGAGTGGCGTTTTTTACACAGCAGCCGTCGCCTGAGAAATCACGCGGCGGCTTTTGCATTCTGGTTTCGCCTGCCGGCTCCCCACCGGCCGACTTGCTCCCGTAAGGAGCACTCTCACGCATGGCGATTGTCCACCGGTTCGCCGGAGCGAATTGGCCCCGTAAGGGTCGTCATTCGCCAGTCGTGAGGGTCAAGCGCAGCTCCGCGGGCGATCCTCGCGCGCTGCGTCGGGTTGGGATTACCTGGCCGCTCTCTACTTGGCTCGCTGTGAAGCGCCCCGACAAAACTGCAGAACCACCGCGGACGATAAATCCCGCGACCCTGCGACTCGCTGGCGGACGAGTGATAAACGACGTCGCTACCGCGCCTTTATTTATGGGCTTGGCAAGCCGCGGTGCAGAATGATAGGCCTACGCACGGGCGCGATATGCCATCGCGTCGCCGGACACGTAACCGGTGCAGTATCACCAAACAAAAAAGCCAGCTCGTCGGCTGGCTTCGTCTCGTAGCGGATCGGCCTATAACCTGAGCACCGGATTGCGTTGCGGGACCATGCTTTTACCTCAGTGGCTGCTAGACATCGCGTTCTCAGCCATATCGCGCGAATCCCGCGCGATTTCTACCTCGACTAGCTCGCGCACGAGTGCAGCTAGTTTTGCGTCATCGTGATACGCGGCCCTGATGCGCGCTGCGTCTTTTCCGATGACTGAGTGAAAGCCGGCAACGAGATCATCGTCGGCAAGGTTCTTGATGCGCTCGTCTGCCATGCGCTCGGCTTCTTCAAGCATTGCGTCGTGTTCATCCTGCTCGCCGTAATGTGCCGCTAATAATCGATTGGCGTATGCGTCTGCTGCGGATTCGATTGCTCTCATGATTTTTCTCCGTATGCGATACAAGCCTATGACTGGCCGGTGTTGGTGGTGCTGCCGTCGCTTGGCTGACGGCGAGCGCTGCTGCGATCCTGACGAAAAGGCGAATCTGGTTAGGCGTTCTCAAGCACGGTGACCGGCGTTCGCTTCAGTGCGATTTCGATGCCGATGATCGAGACCGTGCAAGCTGCGCGAGCCGATCCGCGAACGGCCGGATCTGAGTCGCAAAGTGCTTCGCGCGCTTCCTTGAGTGCGTCAAGTGCCTTGGTGATGTTGTCGAGCGTGATAGTCATGGTCTGCCTCGCGTTGTTTGATTAGTAGCCGAGCAGGTCGCGCGCTGCGGAGAGCGTCGCCGGGATCGTGTCGTACACGTAGAACGCGCGGCCGTTCTGGCAAGCAACGCTGCGCACTTCAAGGTTCGCTCCGAAGTCGCGCGTAACGAGTGCGTCGTGCGATTCGATCCAGTTGATCAGCTTGGTGTTGTCGATGCGCACTTCCGGTTGGGCCGGGAACACTTCAATGACGCTGACGACTTCGAGCATGATTTCGCCGACCGTCGAGAGTTCGTTAGCGGCGTTGAACGTTGCGTGACGAGCCGTTTCGCCGACATAGGCGACGACGAAGGTGCTTCCGTTTTCGCGCTTGAAGGTGATTTCGAACTTGCTCATGTCTGCTCTCCGGTAGGTTTCGCGCTGTTCGTTCAGCGCATAGGTGAAACGATACTTTAATAGATGCGTTGACGCAAGCGTATTTGTGCATCTAAGTGAGATCGTGGATACGTGTAGAGGCGAAACGCGTATTGGTACGATCAGAAACGCATCTTTAACAGTAGCTTTTGCAAAGGGGATTGCAATGCTTCCGTGGCTGATTGGTGGTGGTATCACGCTGATTGCGCTTGCTGCGATCTACGCGTGTGCGGCGCTCGATTCGCTCGATGAGAGCTTCGATGAAGACTGGACGCCGACGCCTGAAGATTTGCGGGCATCGCGAGAGCGTGAGAAGTCGCAACTAATCGTCACCGCCATGAAACGCGATCGGGATGCGGCATTCGCCGCATGGGCCGGGACGCCGTTCGGCGAGGTGCCGCGCATTCCTCCGAAGGAGGGCGCATGAAGCTGCTCACCTGGTTCGCATGCTGGCCGCTGCTTGGCTTGCTTGGTGTGTGCGCATTCACTGCTGACGCGCTCGGAGATGCCTGCGAAGGGCTTGATTCTGTTCTGACGAGCATGCAGGACTACATCGACGAATGACGTTCGCGCAAGCCTTAGAAATCGCTCGCCGCGTGATGGAAGAACACGGCGGCATCGAAATGACGATCGTCGATATGCGACCGCGCATGACGGCGATCAACCCCGACAACCACGAGCAAATCGCCTGCGCTGACGCATACAACCTGCTGAGCGCGGCGGCAACGCTTCGCTGAGAGGATGCGCATGAACTTCGGCCATCTCGGTCACCCTGACAGAAATTGGCCGGAAGACTTCGCGCATGAGAACGGCCAATACGTCAATCGCTGCATCGGCTGCCTGTTCAACTTCGTTGGCCATAAGCGCAGGCTGATGTGCCGTGCGTGTCGAGAGGGGAAAGAATCGTACGGCGTAACGCTCTTGCTGCCGAAAGACCAATCTGGAGGTGGTGAGTGACGATTGACGCAAAGCTCCGCGAGTTCGCAACGGACCGGCAAATCGAATTCATTGATGCCATCGAGCAGTACGGCTCGGAGCGCAAGGCTGCTGCCGCGCTGGAGGTGAGCCACGGCACGATCAGCAATGCTATTGCGTCGCTGAGAAAGCGGGCCGCTCGCTCTGGCTACAGCCCCGAGCACGACATGCGCCGCACGGTGCCGGATGGATACCTCGTCAAGGGCGTTTCGACGTACTACGACAAGGACGGCGCGCCGCGTGGCCAGTGGGTGAAAAGCGCCGTCGACAATGAGCGCCAGGCGGCGATTCTGCGTGAGGCATTCGAAGCGATGGCGAAGGAACTGCCGCGCGTTGAGCCGATCGCATCGCCGGAAGAGACGAAGCCGGATCTGTGCAACGTCTACACGCTGACCGACTGCCACCTTGGCATGTTGGCAAGCGCGAAAGAGACGCTAGACGCCAATTGGGACATCAAGATTGCAGAGCGCACGCTGGTTTCTGCGTTCCTGCATATGGTGAATTCTGCGCCGGCCGCAAAGACTGGCCTGATCGCGCAGCTCGGCGACTTCCTGCATAGCGACGGCATGCTGCCGGTAACGCCGACGCACGGTCACATTCTCGACCAAGACGGGCGATTCTCGAAGATCGTTGGCGCCGCGATTCGCGTTCTGCGCCGCATCGTTGATTTCGCGCTGGAGAAACACGAGCAAGTCGTCGTGCTGATGGCGGAAGGCAATCACGATCTCGCCTCGAGCATCTGGCTTCGCGCGATGTTCAAGGCGCTGTATGAGAACGAGCCGCGCGTGACGGTGATCGATTCGGAGTTTCCGTACTACGTCCACCAGCACGGCGAGACGCTGGTCGCGTTCCATCACGGTCACATGAAGAAGAACGACGCCTTGCCGCTGTTCTTCGCTGCTCAGTTCCCGAAACTGTGGGGCGCGACCACGAGACGATACGCGCATACGGGACACCGCCATCACGTCGAAGAGAAAGAGCACAGCGGCATGACGGTCATTCAGCATCCGACGATCGCAGCTCGCGACGCATACGCTGCGCGCGGCGGCTGGTTATCGGAGCGTGCCGCGGTGGCGATCACGTATCACTCGAAGTTCGGCCAGGTGGCGAGAACGATCGTCACGCCGGATATGTTCGCGGAGGCCGCATGAGCAGAAGCGATCCTCACTCCGACATTCAAACACTCTGCGACGCGCTCTCAATCGCAATCCTGCTGCTCTACAACGAAGACGCGATCACGCTGCCTGACGCAGAGGCGGAAGCGGTGAACGCGCGTCTGTACGCGATCGACGACGACGCTGATGTGCGACTCGAGATCATGAAGGCGGCGATGGCGATTCTGAAGCGCAGCAGGGCGGTGCATTGATGTTCGGCACGCTCGCACCGTTTCTGATTCTGATTATCTGCGTGGCGCTGAGTCACGCATAACGATCCCCGCGCGCCCGGTCAGGGCAGGCACCCGGAACACATACGGGCCGGACGCGCACCTAACACGAGACTGCTTGCAGTCACGCGCCCAGCGGAGAGGTGGCGCGAAGCATCACGAGTAACCGCCGCAGGCAGACATGCTCATGGAAGGCGCTCCTCCCCGACCTCGGTCGGTTTCTACGCCGGCAGGGTCTGCCAACTACACCGCATGAGTGAAATTCACTCCATGCTCGCGCCTCCGAGCGCAAGAATTCACTCAAGGAACAGCAATGGCGCTGACAGACAAGCAGCGCCGCTTCGTGGACGAATACCTCATTGACTTGAACGCCACGCAAGCGGCAATCAGGGCAGGGTATAGCGAGAAAACCGCACGTTCCATCGCTGCTGAGAACCTTACCAAACCTGACGTAAGCGAATATCTGACCAAACGTCGGGCAGAAATTGCCGCATCGACTGCGATCACGCCTGAAGTGGTGCTGCAGCGATGGTGGGATCTGGCAAACGTCGACATCAACGAGATCGTCGAGTACCGGCGCGATAACTGCCGGCACTGCTGGGGCATTGACCATCAATACCAGTGGACGGAAGCCGAATTCGAGCGCGCCACTCATGAGGCAGCCGACAACGGAAAGGAATCGCCGGACAGCATCGGCGGATTCGGGTTCATTGCGACACGTGAGCCCAATCCCGAGTGCCCCGAATGCGCTGGTGAGGGTAAGGGCAAGGTCCACGTCCACGATACGCGCCGATTGAAGGGCGCTGCACGTCGGCTGTATGCCGGCGTCCACCAGGGCAAAGATGGCCTGAAGGCGCTTGTCGACGACCGCATGAAGGCGCTCGACAACGTGTCACGCATTCTTGGCGTCTATAGCGATCGACGCGACGATCCGATTAAGGCGGCGCAGGCTGAAAAGCTCCGCATGGAAAACGAACTGATGCGCAAGGACATGGAAGACGGTGACGAATCGCCGCCTGAGTCGCGCAAGTTCGTGATCGAGGTGCGGGACGCAAGGAAGCGCGACGATGCCGAGTCTTAACGTTCCGCAGGCTCAGTTCCTGTCGATGGAGCACAAGTTTCGCGCCTACGTTGCGGGATTCGGCTCCGGCAAGACGTGGGTCGGTTGCGGCGGCTTGATGCAGCACTTCTGGGAGTATCCGCGCATCAATGCGGGCTACTTCGCGCCGTCGTATCCGCAGATCCGCGACATCTTCTATCCGACCGTTGAGGAAGTGGCTTCCGACTGGGGGCTTAGCGTCCGCATCAACGAGTCGAACAAGGAAGTACACATATTCGATGGGCGAAAGTCGCGCGGCACGATCATCTGCCGTTCGATGGAGCGACCCGACACGATCGTTGGTTTCAAGATCGGCAAGGCGTTGTGCGACGAGCTCGACGTTATGAAGGCGGACAAGGCGCAGCAGGCATGGCGAAAGATCATCGCCCGTATGCGCTACAAGGTGGACAACCTGAAGAACGGCGTCGACGTGACGACCACGCCCGAAGGGTTCCGCTTTGTGCATTCGCAGTTCGTCAAGCAGCTGAGCGAGAAGCCGGCGCTCGGCGGCATGTACGGGCTGATTCAGGCGAGCACGTATGACAACGAGGCGAACCTGCCTGATGACTACATCGACTCGCTGTTTCAGACATATCCGCCGCAACTGATCGACGCATATCTGCGCGGCCAGTTCTGCAACCTGACGAGCGGCAGCGTCTATCCGAACTTTGACCGCAAACTGAACCACAGCGACGCCGAGATCAAGCCTGGCGAGCCGCTGCACATCGGCATGGACTTCAACGTGCTCCGCATGGCATCGGTGGTGTACGTCATCCGTGACGGCAATCCGATTGCTGTAGACGAGCTGGTCGACGTGCGGGATACGCCGGACATGGCGCGAATCATCGGCGAGCGTTGGCGCGACAACGGCCACGCCATCACGATCTACCCGGACGCCAGCGGCCAGAACACGAGCAGCAAGAAGGCGTCCGAATCCGATATTTCGATCCTGAAGCAAGCCAAGTTCACGATCAACGTCGGCTCGACGAACCCGGCTGTGAAAGACCGCGTGCTGTCGACGAACGCAATGCTGATGAACGGCACTGGCGAGCGGCGCATGAAGGTCAACACGCGGCGCTGCCCGAAGTTCACAGAAGGGCTCGAGCAGCAAGCCTACGACGAGCGCGGTGAGCCGGACAAGACAAGCGGAGTCGACCACGTGAACGACGCCGGCACGTATCCGATCGTGCGCCTGTATCCCATCGTGAAGCGCCAGACGACCGTCAAGCCGCTCCACATGTAACCGAAC